TGAAAATGGAAAATAAATGGCTGTACGAAATTGTAGACGATAACTTAGACGATGTTAATGATGACGATTATGTATATGTAGATGAAATGGTAGAAGACTATGACGGCGCTGCTATCTCGCTTTGTACCTTGTCAGCAATAAATTGGGGCAATATTAAAACTCCAGCAGACTTTGAGCGTGTATGTCGTTTAGCAGTACGTGGACTAGATGCACTGTTGAGCTATCAAAACTATCCTATCCTAGCTGCCCAACTTAGCACAGAAAAGCGTAGACCTTTGGGCATTGGCATTATCAATTTTGCTTACTGGATGGCCAAGAACAGTCTCAGCTATCAAAACATTGACGCACAAGGGCTAGCACTGATTGACGAATGGGCAGAAGCTTGGAGTTACTATTTGATCAAAGCCAGTGCTGATCTTGCAGTAGAATTTGGTGCTTGCCCTGGAACACCTGAAACCAAGTACGGCCTAGGCATCACACCTAATCAAACCTATGCGTCAGCACTGGACGAACTAGTACCGCATCAAGAACGCATGGATTGGCAAGGTCTGCGTGAACAGCTTAAGACAACTGGCATCCGCAACTCAACACTGATGGCACTGATGCCTAGTGAATGTCAAAGCTTGGCAAATGAAATGAGGCTAAAAGATGGAACAGTTGTAACGCTCGCCGAAGTTATTCAAGATTACGGAAAAATTGATATTAACACTGTTCACGAAAAATTCATGATAGGTCAGAGATTTCCATTCCTTAAACCAGTTGAATTGTCAGATAGTATAGCATATGAATGTTATTATAATGGCCCTCAATCTGTTACAGAAATTGAATTAGAAGACGGATCGGTATATAAATTTACTAATAATCACAAACTTCTTGTATTACGAAATAACATAAAAGAATGGATCGAAGTTAAAGATTTATTAGAAGATGACGATATTGTTAGCGTTAATGCTTATAATTAACGCTAACAGGAGATAATATGAAAGCAAACCCGTATGACTGGGAATATGTAATGAAGAGAGATGCTTGTTCTAAGGAACAAGCACTCGACACCATTTCAAAACTAAAAGAAAAATCTGCATGGAACCGAGGAAAAAAGATTAAAAAGTCTAACCCATATGATCCGGAATATGTAATGAAAAGAGATGCTTGTTCCCAGGAACAAGCACTTGCTACTATTTCAAAGTTTAAAGCAGACAAAGCAACGTCACAGGCAAACTTTATTAAAAAATATGGAAACGAAGAAGGCACCCGGCGGTATAACAATTGGAAGAGTAAGTCCTTACAAAAAGGTTGGGATACTGTTAAGAAGAATGGAAGATCACAGTCACCTCGTTGTAAAGAATACTATATAAGGAAGGGACATACTCCCGAAGATGCTGTAACATGCGCAATAGAGTTCCAACATAAAAATAGTCCGATGCATATTCAGTATTATCTGGATAGGGGAAAGTCTTTTGATTATGCAAAAAGAAAAATTAGAGAAATACACGATCAAAAAATAGGTATTGATTCTTACAGACAATATTTAGAAAAGACAACGTTATTAAATGAAAACGAGATTAATCATAAGATAAAGGAAAATAGAGGTCACAACACAATTAATAACCTAGGAGAAAACGTTTTTAAAGAACGGCAATCAAAGATCAGAAAAACATTAGAAGAAAATGGCATTTGGGTTCCATATTGTGACTTATCCAATTATAAAAAGTATCACAAAGAAGTATGGAAATATACTAATCAACATGACCTAAATTTATTAGTGAATTATGAAAAAAGAGGCCGAGCAGGTATCAACAACGCCTATCATCTAGATCATAAATTCTCAATATCTCGAGGATTTATTGAAGGAATTGATCCTGCGCTATTAGGAAGCTTGCAAAATTTAGAATTTATTCCCTGGGAAGATAACGTGTCAAAACAAGGAAAATGTTCAATTACAAAAGAGGAATTATTAAAATGAAAATTAAACGTATTACAAGAGACGCAGGAACAGAACACACTTGGGATGTTTCAACTGACAACGAAACTTATACCTTGTCAAATGGATGCATTAGTCATAACACTAGTGCGCAAATTGCAAATGCTACCAACGGTATTGAACCACCACGCAGCCTAATCTCAATCAAGCAGAGCAAGCATGGCGTACTCAAGCAGGTAGTGCCAGAGTTTAAAAAGCTCAAGAACAAATATGATCTACTGTGGGATCAGCGTAGTCCAGAAGGCTATTTAAAGATCGTGGCAGTGTTGCAGAAATATATTGATCAAGGCATCAGTGTAAACACCAGTTACAATCCACAGTACTACGAAGATGAGAAAATACCTCTCAGCACTATGCTACAGCACCTACTGTTGTTCTACAAGCTAGGCGGAAAACAGCTTTATTATTTCCAAACAAACGATGGCCAAGGCGAGTTGGACACAGACAAAATGATATCTGATAACAGCGTACAGGAATTGCCCGCCGTCCCAGCGGATGCAGGCGGCGGATGTGAAAGTTGCACTATATAAATGTTGACACACTGTGAGCAGTGTGTTAAAATTAACAATTAAAATCAAAGGATTATTATAATGAGCAGTGTATTTGACACCACCAACACAGTAGACCACACTACAGTAAAGGCGTTCCTTGATCCAAGTGGTGGCCCAACAATTCAGCGTTATGATACACTGAAGTACAAACAGTTTGATCAACTAACAGACAAGCAGTTGGGATTCTTTTGGCGTCCTGAGGAAATAGACATCTATCAAGATGCCAAAGACTTTAAGGCTCTCACAGACCATGAGCGACATATCTTTACTTCAAACCTCAAGCGTCAAATACTGTTGGACTCAGTACAGGGCAGAGCCCCGTCTGAAAGCTTTGGCAGCATTGTGAGTTTGCCTGAATTAGAAAACTGGATCACCACGTGGACGTTTTCAGAAACTATCCACAGCAGAAGCTATACACATATCATCCGCAACATCTATTCAAACCCCAGCAAAATATTTGACGAGATGATGAACATTACAGAAATTGTAGACTGTGCAGGAGACATTTCAAAGTACTACGACGACCTAATCGAACTGGCCAGTTACTACAATCTACTAGGTGAAGGCGTACACACTGTGAACGGTAACACTGTGGTGGTTGATCTTTATGAATTAAAGAAACTGTTGTGGCTGGCATTGATGAGTGTGAACATTCTCGAAGGTGTTCGCTTCTATGTAAGCTTTGCATGTAGTTGGGCGTTTGCTGAACTTAAGAAGATGGAAGGCAATGCTAAGATCATCAAGTTGATTGCTCGTGATGAGAACCTGCACCTAGCTTCAACTCAGATGCTGCTCAAGATACTGAAGAAGGATGATCCAGACTTTGAAAAGATCGCAGCCGAAACAGAAGCAGCCTGCGTTCAAATGTTTATTGACGCAGTAGATCAAGAAAAAGCTTGGGCAGAATATTTGTTCAAAGACGGAAGCATGATCGGCCTAAACACACAACTGTTGAGTGAATACATTGAATGGATCTGTACACGACGCATGACCAATGTGAATCTTAAAAGTCCCTACACCATCAAGAACAATCCGCTGCCGTGGACACAGAAATGGATTTCGGGCGCTGAAGTACAAGTGGCACCTCAGCAAACACAGATAAGTTCTTACGTTTCTGGCGGCACTAAACAGGACGTTAGCAGTGACACATTCAAAGGATTCAGCCTCTAATGTGGAACAATCCAGTTGCAGTTGAAGATGACATGCGTTCTATGGCAAAGTCTCTTGATTGCAACTGGATTGGCGCTGTAGTTGTTAACGCACACTCAGCATACGATTACAACAACTGTCATAATAATGTTAAAACACATACCACTATCTATGGCGGAAAGAAAGTAATTGGCTATTATTTTTTAAAAGGGTTTGGCGTTATACAAGCCATACGGCACAGTATATGGAAAGACGACAAACTAGTAGACATAACCCCATATAAAGATCACAGAGAACACATTATCTTTGCTGCTAGTTCTAATCAAACCGAGGATTATTCAATACCTAACTGTTATTCTCAGTCTCTTGCTAAATATATACGGCAGGAGAAAAATAGCGTGTATTATGTATATCAATTAGTAGACCCAAGAAACAGTCAACCCTTTTATATCGGAAAAGGCAAAGGTAGACGAGCCAAAACACACTTATGGGACGTTCCTGAAACTAGGAATGTTTATAAAGAAAATAAGATTGCTAGCATACGTGCATCTGGTAATGAACCATTAATTGAGTATATTGCTGAAAATATCATTGATGAAGATTTAGCGTATAATATAGAATCAGAGTTGATTAAGCGTTATGGCAGAAAGGGATATGAAAAAGACGGAATATTATCTAATATCTGTATAGATGCACGTCCTCCTAATCACAGAGGCAAAACATACGAAGAAATTTATGGTGTTGAAAAAGCACAGCAACAACGAGAATTGCGATCGCGCCTGCAGAAAGAACGTGGAGGCTATGGGCCTAAACGTCACAGCGACGAAACACGCAAGAAGTTTAGTAAATTAAATACTGGTTCTGGAAACCCTATGTACGGCAAAACACAGAAGCAAAGTACAAAGGACTTAATAGGAGCCAAGGCAAAATTACGAGTTGGCAAAGGTAACAAAAACAGTTACACATATAAATTAACATCACCTCAAAGCGTTGAACATATTTTATGCGGCAGCGAAGCAGTAGAATTTTGTAAGAAAAACAATCTAAGTTGGAGTACACTAAAAATGCAAATACAAAAAAACTGGCCTATTCCTAAAAAAGGAAAAACAACGGGCTGGAAATTAGAAATAATTCAAAAAGGATTCAGTCTATGATAGAAATTTGGGGGAAACCCAGTTGTGGATACTGTGATGCAGCACGATCACTGTGTGAATCAAGGCATCTGAATTATAGTTACTACAGCCTAGGAAACGAATTTACTAGAGAAGAATTGTTAGAACGTTTCCCCCTAGCCAAGACAGTACCTCAGATTGTGGTAAACGGGTTCAAAGTGGGCGGCTATACAGAACTAGCAAAATATATCGAAGAAACAGGTTATACAGGAACAGGACACACATTATGATTATCGAAACACCATACAGAGCAGGCGACACAGTCACTATCAAAACCACAGCTGGAGAAGAAATTCTAGCACGTTTCGTAGAAGAAAACGACAAAACAATCACAGTACAAAAGCCATTGGCATTGATTGTTAGTCAACAGGGCGTAGGCCTCGGTCCGTTTACATTCACTGTAAATCCTGACGCTAAAATCAGTATAAATAAAAGTGCTACACTTTTTATTGCCAAGACTGATTCAGAAATGGCAAAACAGTATGTTAGCAGCACAACAGGAATATTAGTCTAAGGAGCGTCAATGCCAAAAGCATTTAGAGTAAACGAAAGGTCTTTTAAACTTTTTGTTAACGTTTTGCCTACTACATATTTAGGATTTTATTAATGGCGCTTGAGTTTCTAACATCATCGCGGTCTACAAAATCGCATCCAGCAACTGGTAATGATATGTATAGTCTAGTACTTACTGTTAGAGACACTGAGACAGGAGAAATTGTGTCTTCGCATAGAATGGGTACAAACTATTCTAAACAAGGACTGCAAGATGAGATAAATTTAAAAACAGCAGAAATCCGCCCCGCCGCCGACGGGACGCCCCGTGTTGTAACAATACAATTTGGTACAGAAAAAATTGAAGTAGCACCCAACGGAACACGCACCAATTTAACCAAAGAAGCAATTCAACGAGAACTTACTCCTGCAATCAGAACTGTTCCTACAACACCTCCTGGAACTGTCTCCTCAATTAGTAACGTGACTGGAGGTAGCCAAGATGACTTTGAGGTAAGTTCCTTTGATACTATTGCTGTTACTTTTAGTGTTCCGTCTGCAGGTCCTGCGGAACCCTCGGTAGATTAAATGTCTGAAGAGTTATGGGCAGTTAAAAACGATCCTAACACACATGCTGGCGGCGCCTTAATTCCACAAAACCCTCGTACAGTATACATTG